AATCTTCCTGATGAAAAGGAGTCGTAGAAATGAAAGTTAAGACCCTGTACCAATCCGCCGTCGCTGGCGGTCTGTCGCTCGCTGCTGGCCTCGCATCGGCTGCCGTGGATGTTACCGATATCGTGACTGATATCCTCGCAGCCGCGACGCCGATTGCTCTGATCGGCGGTGCTGTCCTCACCATCCACTATGGTGCGAAGGTGTTCAAGTGGGTGCGGAAGGCCGGTTAATTCCGCTATCCGGGGGCGGTGCGCCGGGGCAGCTTGGCTGACACGTCGCACCGTCAGCAGATCGGCGGGGATTCCCGCCGTTTTCATTTGGGGGTCGCCATGGGACTTTGGCTAATGGTTGCGGTGTTGGGGGCGGCATGGCTAATGCTAAACGACTGATTTTCTTCCTCGCGGGGTTCGTTCTCACGTTTGCAGCGGGGCTGGCGTTTGCGGACGATTACCCGGCGAGCTCCTACTGGTACAACACGAAGTCGCCAACCACACACGTCACTACGGCTGATTTGGCATGTCGGGTCGCGCTCGAAATGTCGTCATCGTATCCGGGGACATATGGCGATGCGAAATATCCGGGAACGGGTACGTCGTGCCTCTGGCAAGATAATGCGTCTGGCGGTTGGTATAACGCTGGCGTAGGGGGCGGCTCTGTTACAACGGCATATGAGTGTCCCTATGGCGGAACTATCTCGGGAACTACGTGCGTAAATGCACCGGCCTGCGATGCAGGCGAGACTAGGGGGGCGGACGGGCTATGCGCTAAGGATTGCACCAACATGGCGGGTCGGATCGCGGGCCGGTCGAACTCCTACGCGGTTCTTGGTGTGGAAGACCCGCGCAGTTACAACGGGTCGCAATCGTTTTGTGTTGAGGGGTGCGCGGCGGTTGCGCAGGGTGGGGTGGCGTGCCAATGGAATAACGACGCGAATGGCGACATGATTTCCCTTGGTGCTTATTGCATGGGGACGGGGCCGTTTCAGTTCAACGGTCGTACGTGCGACAGCTATGGCGGGCAGTTGTCGGAAGTAACGGATTTCGGTACGGAGAACGAAACGAAGCCTTGGTACGACAGCGGCGAGGACGCGCAGGACTGTTCCGCGAACGGCGGGGCCTATGGCGAAGTGAATGGGGTTTATACGTGCGTCGGTGCGGGGGCCGGTACGTCGGGGATCGACGGTGGCACGAAGGCGGGATCGGAAACGAAGGCTCCGACTACTTCAACGACGACTAACCCGGATGGTTCTAGCACGACAACCACCACGGAAGAAACCACTTCTTGTACGGGCAGCCTTTGCAGTACGACAACGACTAAGACGACGGAAACGAAGGACGCGAGCGGCAATACGACCGGCACGGAAACAACGACCGAAAAGAAAGAGCAGGCGCAGCCGACATTCTGCGAACAAAATCCGAAATCGGCCGTTTGTGTCGGGACTGAGGGCGACAAATCGGCGTGGTCGGGTACGTGTTCGGCGGGCTTTACGTGTACCGGGGATGCTGTCGATTGTGCGATTGCGCGGGCGTCTTGGGAGGAGACCTGCGCGACGGCGTGGATGCGGGAGGCGAACGACTTGGCGACGCTCGGGCAAGCCGGGGTGGATGCTGTTTCGTCAATTAGCGAAGCGGACGCTGCGGCGGCGCTCAATAAAGATGGCTCTTTCGATTGGGACATCAGTGAGGTCTATCAGCAGTCTCAGCAGTCCTATATCACGTACACGTCGGAGTGCATCCATGTCGAGCCGATCGAGGTTATGGGTGCTACGCTCAATTTCGATACCGGGATTCTGTGCGACGTGGGTACGTTCATTCGCGTAATGATGCACATCCTTGCGTACCTGGGTCTGATCCGGGCCTTCTCTCTCAAGCTCTAAGGGGCAGATATGGCGCTTCCACTTATCGGTGCGACTCTGATCGGGTCGATTATTTCGGGCATCACTGCGGCGCTTGCCAGTCGAGCCGGGTCGATGCTCGCGGCTGCGGGGCTTGCGTTCATCAGCATTAAGGGATTTCAGACGGTGGTCGGGTTCCTCGTCGCGGATATGCAAATGGCTATGGGGTTGCTGAGTGGTCTCGGCGGTTCGGGCACGGGCATTGCCGGTCGGTTGATGCGAATGGCTGCGTATATCGGGCTGTTTGATGCAATCAATATCACTATCTCCGGTCATCTGGCCATTGCCAGCGTCAAGGGGTTCCGCGTGATGCTCGGGCGGTTGCAGGGGGCGTCATGATCTACCTTCACACTGGCCTTCCGGGGGCTGGCAAAACGCTTTACACGCTTACGAAAGTCCGTCAGCGGGCGATTGACGAAGATCGGCGCGTGTTCTATTCCGGGATTGAGCTTTTGAAGCCGGAGCTGTTTCCGGGTTGGGAACTGCTTGATGATCCGGCTAAATGGCCCGATCTGCCGGATGGATCGATATTGGTGCATGATGAGGCTCAGGGTCTTTACCGGCCACGTGGGAACGGCTCGTCTGTACCTCGCCACGTTGCCGAGATGGAAACGCACCGGCACAAGGGTCTCGACCTTTATTTTGTTACTCAGCACCCTATGCTGATCGATTCGAACGTTCGTCGGCTCGCGGGCGAACACGTCCATATGGTTCGGATGTTCGGGTCGGAAGTCTCGACCGCGCACAAGTGGCAGCAGACGAAAGAGCAGTGCGATAAAAGTCGGGCGGACTCGATCCGGGATACCTTCGTTTATCCGAAGGAGATTATCGGCTCCTACAAGTCGGCAACTGTCCATACCCATAAGCGCAAACTGCCGTGGAAGGTGCATTTACTTTGGGCACTTCCGGTCGTCGGCATTGTGTGCGTGGTGGGTGCCGTGATGTGGTGGAAGGACGCCGGACATATCGAGTCACCGGCAGCAGCAACGGAACAGGCCGCACCTGGGCAGAAAGGGGGTTTCCAGCGTGCAGCGGCGGGTGGTGGGAAGCAGCACAAGACGACAGCGGAATGGCTGAAAGAGCAACAGCCGCGTATTGCGGGCCTGCCGCACACGGCGCCGGTTTTCGATGCTGTCACCGAACCGACGACGGCACCATTCCCGGCGGCATGTGTTTCCAGTGCGTCTAAGTGTGTGTGCTATACCCAGCAGGGCACGCGACTTTCGACGCCGGAGGATCTATGCCGCCAGATCGCGGAAACGGGCTATTTCGTGGCGTGGGATACGTCGGGCAACAAGGGCAATAGCCCGATTCAGTCGCACTCGCCAGTTCAGGGTAGTGTCCAGACTGCGCCAGCACGGTACGAACATCAGCAGGCGCAACAGGGTAGTACCGCATCGACGTGGGGGGGCGTCCCGAAAGGGTGGGCAGGTATTCCGCCTGCCTCTTGATGATTTCAGATTCCTAGTTCATGACGTGGGAGCGGCTTTGTCAGCCATCCGTCTCGTTTCGTTTTCAGTCGGTCGGCGAGTGCATCGCTGATCATTTCAAGCGAAACTTTTTCGTTTTCCTCGCTTAGCTTCTCCATGTCTCGCGCTGCGTATACATAGCCCCAAGCCACTGCCGCTAGTGCTTTCGCCTGTCCTTGGTTTCGGGCGTTACGGATGATGCCTGCGAACATCTGAATTTTTTGGGGGGTCATATAAATTCCTTTCGATTTTGATGGGTGCGTTTCGATCAACAAAGTGCCGTTCCGATCTTCCATAGTTCTGCGGTTCCGAAAAATTGTTTGCACTGGCTTCTCAACATTAGTCCAGTTGAGTATGCGCCGTCTTTGCTTGCACGGTCGATCAGACGCAGAGCGCGTTTAATCAAGTCTTCTGCTTCCTTCATTGGGGCCGGGGCCTTCTTCATTTTTACACCCAGCCTGCCGGTCATGTCGTCTAGTGCTAGCGTGAGCTGGCGTGCAAGAAATTCAGCGGAGCGGCGTAATTTAGCGGGGATCATGGTTTTTTTCTCCTTACCGGGCATCTAGATTCGGAGCCGATCGTTTAGGGTTTTCGATCTGCACCTCTACTGCTTAGTCCTTCCGTTCATCTGAGTTCGTCGCCGTAGTGACTTGGCCCATGTTGGCGACTCTCAATCAAGGGCGACCCCGTCGTTCACTTCACTCTTGATTGATAGGCGACAACATGGGACAACAAAACGAAGGGGGCGAAGGCAGATGATCGGGAGGGCGGATTAGTGGCGCAGATCGACAAAGGGCGCGCGCCGAGCGCCTCTAGCCGCTTGCGGCTCTATTTAACTGTGAAGCACGGTTTGTTATCGGAGCCGTGATCGGGGACGTTTGTCATGCCAAATCTTCGATGCACGGACATATTCAACGCCATCGAATATAATCAGACGCTTTTTTTCAGTCCGTTTCTGTTTGTTCTAATGCTCCCAGATTGGTCTTCTGAACTTCGCCATCTCTATTGGTTTCTCCGCGCATCCCGTCCGGGATCACATCCGACTGCACGCACCTGGCACCGTCGCATTGCGGACGAAAAAAAACGCCTCTCGGCGCTTGGTGTCGATCCGTTCCATCTGCATGCGGTCTGCCGTGTTCTAGCTCAACCACGCAACCAGCAAGCCCGTCAGCGTATGCGGCATGCATTAAATCGAAAATCCTGAATACCTGCTGGACTTAACATAATACACATCAGCATGGCGGCACATCCCAAGCCTTGTGCGGCTTCTGCGGGCGAGGGTGTCAATAACAAACTGACAACGGCAGCGGCAGCGAATGATACTGTCATGCTCAATGTGTGCGCTGCCTTCTCCCACATTGCGCGGGTATCGGGGCGCTTTGCGCGTGCGGCCATGCACTCGGCCATCACCTCGGGCTTGCCGAGTAGAGCGGCTAGTGCTGCGGCTTGATCCGGGTCGGGGTTCGCCTCGCCCTTTCGCCACGCACTGACGGACTGGCGCGTCACGGCTAGTTTCGCTGCGATATCGCTGTCGTTCTTGACCAGTCCGCGGTCTGCGGCCTCGTCCATGTATAACCGGATCGGCTTCACGATTCGTCCTCCAATATTCGGCAGTTCAACATAAATCGTCAGCGACCGCTTGACAAATTGTCAGTCCGTGACTGACAATCCGTTCCGTCAGTCGCGCACTGACAAAACCCCCGTCCAGTAATACGGGGGTAATTCGGAGTCCGGGCTGTCGGGCACTTTCAAATAACGGTTTGGGAGAACTGCCATGCTTGAAAAAAATTCTGCTTCTGATCTTTGCCCCTCGCACTTCCCGGCCGCGCAAGCGGTCGCGGGGGGCACCCGTTATCTGGCGCTCTGTCAAGATTGCCTGCACGTTGCGTCCTACCGTACGCCGGAATTGCAGCTTTCAGCACACAACGAGGAACTGACCTGCTCGGCTTGCGGCGGGCAGCTTTGCGCTTGTGATTGGTGCGTCGAGGATGCTAAACGGCTGCTCGCTGGCCTGCCCATCAATTCGGATGTGGTGCCGGTCAAATGAACACAGCCTTCATCGACTTCCTGTCGGTAACGTTCAAGCTCGAACCGGGCGCACCCGTCCAGAAGTGGGTCGAATGGCTCCTCGCGGAGTGGTTCGGAGACGTTACCGTCGAGGATAAGGGTAGGGGCCGTTTCGGTTACGCCGTGTGTCTGGATTTCGCGGGCGGCTTCGCGGCGTTCGGTGGCAACGAAAATACGGTGCATGTTTCGATTACCGGCGATGGTTGTCGTCAGATCAAAGATTGGGAATCGGTCGCGCAGCTTATCGAGGATCGCCACGCGAAAATCACACGGGCTGACGTTGCAGCGGATGACTTTGAGGGCGCGTACTGGTCAATCGACTGGTGCAAAGCACAGTACGAAGCAAATGGCTTCAAGCCTTCCCGTGGTGCGATGCCGAAAGCGCAACTCGTTGATGATATGGGCAGCGGCAAGGGCTGCACGTTCTACGTTGGCTCGCGTGAGTCGGGGAAGCTCTTTCGCGGCTACGAAAAGGGTAAGGAACAGAAAGACCCCAATTCTCCGTGGTTCCGGTGTGAGGTCGAGTATCGGGCCGTTCATCGGGAAATCCCTGTCGAAATTCTCCGGGAACCGGGTTCATACCTTGCGGGCGCGTATGCCTGCCTCGCTGATCTTTCGCCAGTGCAAAGCGTCGTGCGCACGGTGGCCTATTCGACGGCAGCGGCCATCGAAAAAGCGGTTGCGCACGCACAGAAGCAAGCGGGCCGGTGTCTGCATATGCTGCTTACGCTCAACGGCGGCGACCTGGGGGGTGCGCTCGCGCGCATCTACAGGCCGGAACTCCCGAAACGGCTCGTCGGCAAAGTCGCGGCGCTCCTCGCTGCACGGGAATCTGAGGAGACCTATACGACTGTGCGTGCGCCGGACTGGTGCCGCGAGGCCAAACCACACGAATTCATGGCATTGGAAAAGGCGCATCGCCTTGAAACCTACCAATGGAAGCAGTGGAACAAATTTTTCCCGGCAGCGGCTACAGGCTCACCGCAACCGGTCTTTCTCTGAGCCGTAAGGAATTGACATGCAAAACGAAAAACCCGGCGTTATCGCTCTCCCGTTCGATCTGTTCAAGTATCGCAACATCAACGGCAAGAAAGACACCACCAAGACTTACACCATCGTTGAAGGGACGGTTCTTCTCCCGAGCGGTGAGCGTGCGTTCTGCGAAGCCTTCCTGCAAAACACGCAGCACTTTCAGCCGGGGATGTACGTGATGAACCTTGAATTGATGGTCGAGCGCGAAACGCGCCGGGTCGGTGCGCGGGTTGTTTCGATCCTGCCTCAGCGTGTCCAGGCTCAGCCGAAGGCAGCGTAAAAAATGCAGTGCGTAGTAGTCGATTCGTCGGGCTACTTGCTGCTGGCCGATCCGCAGCCTGTCGAGGTGATGGGGTGCGGGTTGGTCGTCGTAACACCGGACGAGGTGTCGGCGTCGCCGTTCATCCTGTCCAGTGAAGAAGCCGGGCAGATCAGCGGGGCGATTCTCGCGGTCTGGTGCCTCGGTTATATCGTTCGCCAGCTCGCCCGAGTTGGCAATCTTCCTGATGAAAAGGAGTCGTAGAAATGAAAGTTAAGACCCTGTACCAATCCGCCGTCGCTGGCGGTCTGTCGCTCGCTGCTGGCCTCGCATCGGCTGCCGTGGATGTTACCGATATCGTGAC